GCCTACAGCAAGCGCCTCATTTCCACCCGCGACTACTTCGCCGCCAAGCGGCTGATTGAAGAAACCGCACTCGACCAGGAATTGGCCGCCAAGCGCACCGAGCTGGCCGAGGCCGAACGCGGCGCGGGTCAGGCCAAGAACGGTAAGGACAGCGCTGGAGCGCAAGCCAAGGTGGCCCAACTGCAAGGCGAAATCGCCGTGCTGGAAGCGCGCCGGGCCAACGTGGCCGCCAAGACCGACCGTGATGCAGCTGATGCTGCCCAGCAGTGGTCGGATGAACTGGTGCGCCTGCGCGGCGAGCTGCGCAGCCTGACCGGCGATGCCGCCAGTGCCGAAGCCATCGCCGAGCAGGTCGGCCTCAAATACCGGGACGCGCTCAACCGAGCGATGGCCGAAGGCAATCCGGGTGATATTGATCTGGTTAAACGACTCATCAACGTGGAAACCGCCCGTGAGCAACTGGGCGTGCTGGAGCAGCAGTACAGCCAGGCTATCAACCGGATGCGCGCCAACGAGCAGTCCATCGAGGCCGCCCGTGTTACTGGCGCCCTGACTGAGACCGAAGCCCGCCAGCGGCTGCTGGACCTGCACAAGGCCACGGCGCAGGAAGTGGCCGACCTGATCCCGAAAATGCAGGCATTGGCCGCCGCCACCGGCAACCCGGAGCTGGCCGCCAACGCCGAGCGGATGAAAGCCGAATTCATTGGCCTGCGCGATGAGCTGTCCGCCAATCAGAAAACCCTGCGGGATACCATTTCATCTGCTGGCAGCAGTGCCTTCCAGAGCTGGATCAAGGGCACCGAGACTGCCGGCAAGGCCTTCGAGAAGTTCGCCGGATCGGTGATCGACAAGATTTTCGAGATCCATGCGACCGCGTTGGCCAATCAGATTACGGATGGCCTGTTTGGCAATGGCGGGATGTTCTCCAGTGCGTTCAAGTGGCTGTCCGGCAGCAGCGGCAGCGGTGCCGAGTCGGTGCCAGTAGCCCGTGCCACGGGCGGCCCGATTGAAGGGCCGGGAAGCGGCACCTCCGACTCCATCCTTGCTCGCCTGTCACACGGGGAATTCGTCATCCGGGCGGCATCCGTGCGCCGGTTTGGCCGGGGGTTTCTGGACGCCATCAACGCTGGTTTCCTGCCGGCCATGCCGGCCTATGCCACGGGTGGTGCCGTGGGCGACGTGCCGGCCGCTTTGGCCGGTGCGGGTAACGCCGCCGCCCTGGGCAACCTGCGGGTGGAAATCGTCAATAACGGCACCCCGCAAAAGGTCGATTCGGTAGCGCCGGCCTTCGACGTGGCCGGCATGGTGGTCAAGGTACTCACCAGCGACCTGCGTAACGGCGGCCCGGCCAGCCAGGCACTCGCCAATACCTTCAGCCTGCGGCGGGGTGGTTGATGACAGCGACCTTCCCCACCTATGCCCAGCTCCTGCTGGAAGGGTTTTCCGAGAAGCCGGAAACGCAGGTCAGCCGCACCGAGATGGAAGGCGGACTCGCCAAGCAGCGTCGGGTCCGTTCCCGTGCGCTGGTGGCCCGGCCGGTGCAGTACGTCATCCCGAGTACCGCCGAGTACAGCGCCTTCAAGGACTGGATCAACAACACGCTGGCCGGCGGCGCCGACTGGTACTTCTGGACCGACCCGGTCGATGGGCTGGAGAAGCTGGCCCGGATCAAGGGCGGCGAGTACGAGGGCACGCCCTGGGGCGATGACGGCAAGTGGATTGTGAAATTCACGCTGGAGACATGGCAATGAGCAGCGAACGTTTTTCCCCCGGCTTCCATGAAGTCATCAATGCCACCTCCGCCCCCGAGACGCCCCTGCTGTTGCTGGAGATTGCCCACCCCGATCTGGATGAACCCATCCGGGTGGTCAATGACACCCAAGACCTGATCTGCCAGGGCAAGCGCTTCGTAGCGCTGGGCTTTCGCGCCACGCTGCCAGATGACCAGGAGAACCAGCTGCCCCGCGCCCGCCTGTCGGTCGATAACGTCGGCCGGGAGCTGACCAAGTGGCTGGAAATATCCTCCGGCGGGCTGGGGGCCGAGTGCCGCATGTTGCTGGTGCTGCGCTCGGCACCGGACCTGATCGAATGGGACATCACCATGACCCTGTCCAACGTCTCTATCACGCCGCAGGAAGTCACGGCCGACCTGGGCTTTGAAGACCTGCTGAACCGTCCGGCCATCCCGCTGACCTATCGACCGGATACGGCGCCGGGGCTGTTTGCGTAATGCACTGGTCAGATGCCTACATCGGTCGTGAGTACATTCCTGGAACGATGGATTGTGCAGTGCTGGCCGAGACCGTCAGCCGGGAAGTCTTCGGCCGGGACGTGATGCTGCCGGGCGAACGCGCTCACGGGCTGCGCGGACTCACCGCGCAGATCGAAGCACTGAAGGATGATCTTGCTGAACCTGTAACGGCACCCGAGGATGGTGACGCCGTGCTGATGATCGGCCGTGGATCGCTGGACCATATCGGCGTGTATTGCCTCATCGACGACGTGCCGTATGTGCTGCACGCCATGCGTAACGCCGGGCAGGTGGTCCGCCATCGACTGCGCGAGCTGGGCGGTCTGGGCCTGCGGGTCGAGGGTTACTACCGCTTCAAGTGATGCCGCCCGGACTGGCTACCGCTGACACAGGTCAGCGGTAATGCACCGACCGCGTGTCCCGACAATGGGCACGTGAACAGCCAGCCATCAACCTCCCTCGTTTATTCCCCGCATCCGCTGCTTGCCGCCCACGGGCGGCAAGTCGTCAGCGCGCCGTTCCTGCCGGGTGAGAGCATTGCCGCCTACCTGGTGCGGCAAGACATCTCGTTCGGCTCGCAGCCGGTGGTGCTGGCGCTGGAGGGCGAGGTGATCCCGCGTGATGAATGGGCCACCACCTATCCGGCCACCGGCAACCTGCTGACAGTGCGCGCCACGGTCGAAGGTGGCGGCGGCGGAAGCAACCCCTTGCGCACTATCCTCACCATTGCGGTGATGATCTACGCCCCAGAAATCGCGGCCATGATCTACGAGAGCGTGGCCGCTGCCGGAGCCGGAGCGTGGCTGACGGCCGGTGGTATGCAGGTACTGACCGGGGTGGTGATGATCGGCGGCCAGTTACTGGTTAACGCCTTGCTGCCCCCGCCCAAGCCCAATCTCAGCGCGCGTAGCGAAAAGTCCTCCCCCACCTACTCGCTGTCCGGCGGAAGCAACCGCGCCCGGCCTTATGAGCCGCTGCCGCTGGTGCTGGGCACGCACCGGATTTTCCCGGACATGGGCGCCCGCTTCTATGTCGAGTACGAGGGCAACGACCAGTACCTATACCAGGTGTTCCACTTCGGCCTGTCTGAGGTGGCGCTCAGTGATTTCCGCATCGGCGAATCCCCCCTGGGAAACTTCGGCGGCGTCGAGGTGGAAACCTCTGGTCCAGACGGGGTACTGAAGCTCTTCCCGTCCAACGTGCAGACTGCTCAAGGCGGCAACCTCTCCTGGGAAGACTGGCTATCCGGTCACTTTGACCAGGCGTGGTATCTGGCCCAGTACCCGGATGTAGCGAAGTACGAGCCGGGGCCGCTCAAGCACTGGGTCCATGCTGGCAAGAAAGAGGGACGTATTCCGTTCGTCGGCTACAACGCGGCCGAGGCCGGTTGGATGGTCCGCGAATCGTCCGATGGTGCCGTGGCGCTGGCGGTCGATCTGACCGGCTCGCTGTATCGGGCCGGGGACGGCGGCATCGAATCCCTGAGCGCGTCGTTCTCGATGGAGTACCGGGAGGTCGGCGCCACTGCCTGGCTGCCGTTCGCCCGTGGCGAAACTACCATCACCCATACCCATTACTGGAGTGCCGGTTATTGGAAGGATGGAGAAGACTGGGCGCGAATCTGGGTGCAATTGGCACATGGCTCGACCCAACAGGACGAACATCAGGAGGGAGTGGTATATGGCGATTCCGCCTACTGGCGCTGGCGTCCCTTTTCTGAGCTGACGGCCGACGAACGGGCCAATCCTAACGGGATTGCACCATCGGAAAAGG